CATGAGTACTTACAACAGAGAAAAAACGATAAACGATCAAATTGTAGCACAGGCAGAGCAGGATGCACCGAAGTCCGGCTTCAATTACAAACAATACTACGTTGCACCAATCGACGAACGTGGGAACATCAGGACCGAAAATGTCAATGACACAGACAGGGTGAGTACAGACAAAACTGTGAATGCTGTGATAGACACACCAGCCGCTTCACACTATGGTTTCTACCTGGACGGTGACGGAGTGGCACCAAACGGTAATCCAGCAGGATTTGGAATATCTTTCCCAACATCAAATGTTGACGAGGGAGATTATTTCCTAAGGACGGATTACCTACCAAACAGATTGTTCCGTTTTGATGGAACCAGATGGGTCAAAATAGAGGATTCGGTTAGAATAACTACAACAAACAATGATTCACGTGCCAACTACAAGACAAGTTTTGTGAACAACTCAACCAGTTCAACTATTAATGGATTGACTGTTGAACAGAGACAGGCACTCACAGACGCATTGAAACCAAAGGCTGACAATTAAGAATGCTACATTTTTACGAAGGACAGGTTAGGAAATTCCTCACTCAATTCATTAGGGTATTGAGCAACTTCTCTGTTGAAACAGGCAAAGGAGCGGACGGCACCGTACAGTTGAGAGCAGTACCTGTTGTTTATGGTGATCCTACCAGACAGGTGGCAAACATCATACGTAACAACTCCGAGAACGCATTGGCCTACACACCAAAGATAGCCTGCTATGTCAGAGAACTGAACTACGACAGAGAAAGGATGCAGAATCCCTACCACATAGAGAAACAGCATCTAAAGGAACGTGCATACGACGAATCATCTGGAGAATATACCAATCAATTGGGTGCTGGATACACCATAGAGAAAGTGATGCCTTCCCCGTTTAGGTTAGAAGTCACGGCGGACATATGGAGTTCAAACACAGATCAGAAACTACAGATAATGGAACAGATACTGTATTTGTTCAACCCAGATTTCGAGATACAGAAGTCGGACAACTACATTGATTGGACCAGTCTGAGCTACATTGAGCTGACAGGGGTGACCTTCAGTTCGAGGACCATACCTGTTGGAGCGGATAGTGAAATAGATGTGGCCACGCTTACATTCAGCATGCCGATATGGTTGTCACCACCTGTCAAGGTCAAGAAACTGGGAGTTATACAGAAGATAATAATGAGCATCTACGACGACGATGGCGGAATAGCCAAAGGATTGATCGATGGTGAATTGATGTCAAGAAGTTACGTGACACCAAACAACTTTGGATTGCTGGTCACAGGTAATCAATTAAGACTGTTGGGAACCACAGGAGTAAATGTAAGTTCGGGTGGAGACGGATTCCACACTGGAGCCAACGCACCAAGCAACTATGACCCCTTCGAGACATTTGGTCCTGCCGTGAACTGGAAGGTGTTGTTGGACCAGTACGGCAAGGTCACGAATGGAACGTCGCAGATCAGATTGAAACAGCCAAACGGGAATGAAATCATAGGTACTATAGCAACAACCACATTGGATGACACCATTTTGTTGTACAGCATCGATTCTGACACCATCCCGACCAACTCACTGACTGCGGTGAAGAAGATCATAAACCCTGCCACATTCAATCCAGGCACGCCCGCGAACGGTGATAGGTATCTGGTCATCAATGATGTGGGAGACAGCACGGCAACTTACCAGAGCGACACATGGGGCACACTGGTGGCCAGCGTGGGAGACATAATAGAGTACAACAGTTCAACAGGCAAGTGGAACGTGGCCTTTGATGCGTCAAATCCTGACTCAACACAGCACTACGTGACTAACCTAAACACTGGAATACAGTACAGGTTCAACGGCACGGAATGGGTCAAATCATACGAGGGTGTTTACACCGCTGGTAATTGGAGCATAGTTCTGGATGGTGGATTCGTGGCCAATGATGACGCCTCTGGACAGGATGCCACTACCCCTTGATAAAATAAGATTAATCTGTTATAATACGATATGAGTGAAAACATAGTCTGTTCTGGAGCACTGTTCTATTCGACATCTACAAAACGATTCCTGTTCCTACAACGCACTGACAAGAAGACACAAGGTCTTTGGGGACTGGTTGGGGGTAAGAGCAAGTTCACAGAGAGTGCGTTCGAGGGATTGAAAAGAGAAATACAGGAAGAAGTGGGAGACACACCCAAGTTCAAGAAGGTCATACCGCTGGAGATGTTCACATCAAACGATCAGAAGTTCTTCTTCCACACCTATCTCGTGGCCATAGAGTCAGAGTTCATACCCAAGTTAAACGCGGAACACTCCGGTTACTGCTGGACAGCGTTCGAGTGCTGGCCCAAGAACCTGCACATGGGCCTGAAGAACACCCTCAACAACAAATCGATAAAAGGTAAGTTACAGACTATTTTGGATCTTATAGTCTAGAGTCTTCCAACAGCAACTTCGATAACACCCGCTTCTTCGCTAGTCTTATCTTCCAGGCTTTTCCCTATCACACTGCCTGCTGGGGGATTGCTATCTTCCGTCCATGCCCTGGCGTGTCCTGCCGTCGCACTGGACACCATCATGTCACCTTTAGACACTGCGCCTATGACCTTGGTCGGTACCCTTCCCAGTAACGCGATCGGTGGGTGTAGTTCTGAGAGTAATTCTGGTTGTCTGTGTGGACTGTTCATCACACAGTATGGATCTGTGGATAGTACGCCCGCCACTCTCTTGTCAGCGTCTGCTGTGGTTTCGGTGATCTCTTTTTCACCCCCGAAACTGACAACCGTGCCTGGTTCATAGACCTGGTCAGCATGATATCTTTCAGCCACGTCGGCGTATTTTGCCTGTCGGGCAACGGTCTCAAACCCTCCCGCTGTGGCGTTGTCATGTATCCTCAACGCATCATTGGTCGTGTCCACGGTGACTTCACCCAATGCACCCGTGAACGCATCGTTCTGTGCTGATGATCCTCTTCTAAATTGTAATGTTGTTGGCATGTGTTTCTCCTTCTATATTTATCATAATTCTATTATGCTCCCACGTAGGCCTCGTCTGAGCCTAGGTCCAATGTTTCTGTGGTACCGATCGGGTCCATCATGTCGAACACAGTACCAAGGTTCACACCGAACGCGTCCGTACCCCCGGCCTCGAATGGTGTCTCCGCTGTGGTCTGTGCGGCGTTCTTGGCAAGGTCGTAGTCGCCGTTTGATCCCGGCATGGTTGATATGGTCGAGTTGGGATAACTGGCTCCGGATCCACCGCCACCACCGTCCGCCCAACTGAATGTGCCCGCACCATCGGTCGACAGCACCTGTCCGCTGGTACCGTCTGAATCTGGCAGTGTCCACATGATATTGGATGCCACCGTCGCGGGTGCCTTGAATCCCACGTACTGTCCTCCGGCGGCGTCCTGGAATCTTATCTGTGCCTGTGCCAGCAGGTCGATCTGCGTGTTGATCTGTGGAGATGTCAGTGTCTTGTTGGTCAGGGTTTGACTGGCCGTGTTCAGTGTTATGGCGGATGTGTTTGAAAGATCGGTCGATGCTATCGTTATGTTGCCGGTACCGTCGAAGCTCTGTCCTGCGATAGTCCTTGCTGTCTGTAATGCTGTGGCAGTTGCCGCGTTACCTGACGTGTTCTGGTTACCTGCTGTGTTCACACCTGGTAGGTTGATGTTGGCACTTCCATTGAATGAAACGCCACCTATGGTCCTAGCAGTTTGAAGTGTTGTGGCAGTTGCCGCGTTACCTGTACATGATCCTGAACTTCCCGTGGTGTTCTGGTTGAGTGTTGCCACCCTTGCCGCCGCGATTGTACCTGAGCTTATGTTGGAACCATTTAGACTTGTCAAACTCGCACCGCTACCACTGAAAGTTGTTGCTGTCAGTGTACCGTTACTGCTGTTGAAAGTCAGGTTAGTTCCAGACTTAGGTGCTAGGTTACCTGATGCCGCAGTTGTGAAAATTACGTTACAACTGGTGTCAGAACTCTCATCTGCAACCGTGACTGTTGTGGCAATCGCCGCCGTTCCTGAAGTGTCCTGGTTACCCGTTGTGTTCACACCTGGTAGGTCGATGTTGGCACTTCCATTGAATGAAACGCCACCTATGGTCCTTGCAGTCTCAAGTGTAGTGGCCGTGCTGGCGTTACCAGTCACCGCTCCCGTCACGTTACCCTCTAGGTTGGCTACCAATGTGCCCGTGGTGATGGTCAGGTTACCTGTACTAGCACCGGTGAATGTGCCCGTACCAACTTTGAACTT